GTGGTGTCTCCCTTGAATTACAAAGAGGCTATTGTCGAAATAGTCGGAAAGATACACAGCGAACGCATCCTCAAGAGGATATACAAATTCGTGTTGTATCTCTACACCCATGAGACTGGCAGTTGAAAGACTGTCAGTCTTTTTTTGATGCAAATAAATCTATGATTCTTTGAAATGCTGCGATGTCCTCGTCGCTTGCCTCAAGTAGTGCCTTGAAAAGATTCTTGCGGGCATCGTCCTCACCTACCATGATGCGGTCAATTCTTTCGATGAAATCATCGTCAGTATCAACAAACATCTCACCGTCACCAGTAGTCAACCATATATAATCAACATTAAATTCACGGCAGATTGATTTGATAACCTGTTCGGTGATATTACGACCGCCACTCTCTAATAGAGAAATAGAACTCCCTTTCATTCCGATTCGTTCTGCGAAAGCATCTTGAGACAATTTCAAAGTTTTTCTCAATAATTTCAATCTTTCATTCATGAGTTATTCACCTCCTGTGAGACGAATATAACACAAAAACTTTGCAGAGTAAAGAAAAAATAATAAAAAAGAGTTGACAATCTTTGCACAGTAAAGTATTATGATTGCAGAGCAAAGAAAACAGGAGGTACAAAACAATGACACGACAGGACTTAGTAAACAAATCAATAGACAAATTAAACACAGTAAAAGAGGCTCTTGAGTTGATAGAAATTCTCGAATATGACGAATGCATCGCAGTTTTGACAGGAACAAAGAATCTCCCATCTGAAATACATAGTGCGTTAATGAGGAGAGGAAAAGAGGCAAACGGAGGAAAGACAACTCTTGCGTTGGCAATGGCAGGAATACAGAACATAGTGAACGAATAAAAGCCGAAACGGGGCAGCAGTCGCCCCGTCAGTGTCCGGACGGCAACCGACACTCTGACGATGGCAAGCCGAAAGGCATCGGGCAGCGATACCGTGGGAAACATGGCAGCGGTCGCACCTGCTACAAAGTGCGTGGATGGTAAACAGGTTTTTCTTGATTTTTTAAGGTGAAAAATCAAAACACGGTGTACATTGCCGGAAAAGAGGTGGACGGGATGAAAAGACCGAGAGAACCACCAACAGGAGGAAACAAGATGAATATAGGACGAATATTGCCGACAGAGGCAGCAGCAATCCTCAATGTGTCACCGCAATTCGTGAGGGTAGCAATGCAACAGGGAAAACTCCCGATTGGAACGGCGGTGCAGATGTCCTCAATTTGGACGTATCACATTTCGGAAAAACTGCTTGCAGATTATTCCGGAAAGAACATAGAAAAAGAGATTGAGCGAATCCGAGGAGGTGTTGAAAAATGACGAGAAACGAGAAAAAGGCAGTGATTGAGAGCATGGCAGAAAAATTCATGAATATCGACGACCTTGAGGGAAAGTCAATGACCATTATGGTGATGTCTGCGTATGCCGAGGGTAAGGCAGCAGGAAAAGCAGAGGAGCGTCGCAGATGGGAACAGAAAGAGGCGGTTGCAGCCGTTTAATGAAAACGCCCCGTCATAACGGCGGGGCAGTACATAGCAGGAGCATGAGAGCAAAGAAAAAGGACAACCATTGCAGTGGTCGTCCTTGTATCGACTGATTGTGTCAGTCGCTAACTGATAGAAATATTATAGCAAATCTGACACAAAAAAGCAACTTGAAAAGAGACCGAAAAGGTCTATAAAATCAAGGGTTTTCGGAACTTTTATCGTCCTTGTAATAGATAATAACAAGTCTACGAAAACATAACAGGAGGATTGTGTCAGATGGCAAGAAAAAGAGGGATGCAATATATCCCGTATGATTATGAGGCAGCATATAACAAAGCGATGGAGGACATGCATGAATGGTTCATTGAGAACCTGTTTCAACATCGAAAGAAAGTTATATATGCCTTAAAAGAGATAACAGCAGGAGACCAGTTTGAAATTGAGATATATCCGCAGTTCCGGAGCATGGATGAAGTACCTCCGGAGGGGAGGACAATCAAGAAAGACAACAACAAGGCTCAAAAGAATCTGAATGACAAGAACGCAAGGAAATACGTTGAGAGGTTAATCAACGAGAATTTCAGCGACCGTGATATTTGGATGACATTGACCTATGATGACGCACACCTCCCGCCGGACGGTGATGTCGATGCAGCAATCAAGAATGTGCAAAAGTACATCCGACGCATCAACTATCAGAGAAAAAAGAGAGGTCTCCCGAATGCAAAATATGTCTATGTGACCGCATACAATCCGGATGCGGAAATCAGATGGCATCATCACATTGTCATGGATGGTGCGTTAGACATGGAGACGGTTGAATCCTGTTGGAAACAGTCAAGCAGGAATGAGGTTCGCAGGTTACAGACAGATGAAAACGGTCTGTCCGGTATGGCGAACTATATCGTCGAAGAAAAGAACCGTGTTCCGTCGGAAAAGAGATGGAACAGTTCACAGGGATTGAGAGACCCACGAATCAAGGTCGTTCATTCAAAACGTCCGGCAGCAGGAGGCAGTTATAAAAAAATAGGCTCATTCGTTGACAAGATGGTCAAGGACAGGGATTCCATTCCGGAGATACTGAAAAAGTGGTATCCGGACATGGATTTCACGAATGCAAAAGTGTACTACAACGATTTTAACTGCATGTTTTATATACATGCACGAATGCGGAAAAGGAGGTCGACAGGTGAAAAGACGAATAAGACGAATAAGACGGATAAGACGGGCATTGAAAAGAGCAGGTTTGTATAATGCGTTTCACATCGCATTGATTGCGGTATTACTGACAGGATTTTGCGTGATATTGTTCAATGTCAAAGAACCGGAGCAGCAGGAGGAAAAACCGGAGACGACGCAAGCGGAAGTGATGCAGAATCCGGAGACGATGACACAGACAGCAGAGAGCATCGAGGACAAATACAAGGTGTTTGATACCATGTCCGAGGACTGGGGGAGTGATGACCTTGAGGGATTCGTGTTCTACGACCTGCCGGAGAAGTATGCAGACAAAGGCTATTTTCCGGAGAAAATGCAGATATACACAAGATGTCTATGCAAGCAAAACGATGTTCCGTATGCCCTTGTATTGGCAATCATAGAGTATGAATCCGGATATGAGTTCGACAAGACCGGAGACAACGGGAACTCAAAGGGATATATGCAGATATATGAGAAATGGCACACCGACCGGATGCAGAAATTGAACTGCACCGACCTCATGAACCCATATCAGAATGTGAAAGTCGGGATTGATTTCCTCTCGTATCTCCTCAAGAAATACGGAACGGTGCAGGATGCACTTGCAGCGTACAACTACGGTGAAAGAGGTGCAAGGGAACATTTGTGGAACAACGGCGTGTATGTCTATTCATACAACACGGCAATCATGCAGAGAATGAAAGAGATTGAGGAGGTGGTCGGGAAATGAGGTTTGACTGGAAACCGGAATCGAAAGAGAGGTATTTCCGAAAAGCGGAGGCAGCAGTCAAGGCAGCGGGATTCGATGACATCCTGCGGGTAGACAGAGACCAGTTTTCCGTCGTCAAGGGAACGGTCAAGGTACATTTCAAACCGATTTCGAGAGACGGGAAAACACGCCGATGGTGGGAGGCAAAGAGAACGATTGAGAACATGCATGAAGTGCCTCCGGCAAAAGACCAGTTCGGCAAGAAACACAAGAGCATTTTCATACATGCTTTTATGATTTTAGAAATGGAGGAGCAGGACAAATGAAAACATACAGACAGAAACATCCGTACATTGCACAAATCGGGTACATACTGCGGTACAAGCTGCAACGGTTCACATGGATGTTCAAGGTCAAGGATTGCAGACACATTTGTTTGTTCTGCGAATATTATGACACATGCAGACAGGAGGGCAAAGGCAAATGAACATGAAATATGCAATGAGAAGTGAGGACACAGAGCAAATCAATGTTGTGTCGTGGGCGAATTGGAACATGAACCGTTATCCGGAATTGAGATGGTTGTTCCATGTACCGAACGGAGGCAGCAGAAACAAGCAGGAGGCAGTCAAATTCAAGCAGATGGGTGTCAAGGCGGGTGTTTCTGATTTGTGCCTCCCATATCCGAAAGGCTCATACTGCGGATTGTTCGTTGAAATGAAATTCGGTAACAACAGGCAGCAGGACACGCAAAAAGAGTTCCTTGCAGACATGGCAGCAGCAGGACATTTCGTCGCAACCTGCTATTCAGCAGAGGAGGCAATCAAAGTCATTGAGGAATATTTGAATCTTGCGTTGTGTTATTGTCCGGAGGAGGATTTCAACAACAAAATGAGCATCCCGAACAACAGCATCCTCAAAGATGGGAAAGTCAAGGGAGGAAGGTCATGACGCTTGCGGATTTACTCAACACATTAGAGAGTGCTGACATGCTGCGAATCATCAAGGGAGACGAGGAGATGTTCGTCGGTTATCTTGCATTATTCGCACCGGAGGTCGGTCACACGAACTGCACACTCTATGAGCAACACAAAAACGACACGGTCGTGAAATTCAGAGCAGTTCCGGAGATTACTCACAGGAAATGGAAAGAATTGAACCTCATGTCACCATTACGACCGGATGAAACGCCGGATTTCAAGTTTCAAGAATTGCAAATGAAACTGTATTACACAATTTATTTATAACAGGACAATAACAGGAGAACAGGAGGAAAAGACATGAAAATTATTGCAGTAATGTCACCAAAAGGAGGAATCGGGAAAACAACGACATCCGATTCAATCGCCTATATGTTGGGCGAGGAGCAGGGAAAAAGAGTGCTTGTGTTAGATGGAGACCCACAGGGAGACACATCAAAGACGTTCGGGGTATATGAACCGGACGGAATCGGCATGAGTGAACTGCTTGAGAAACATGAATGTGTCGGAGGTACATATAAAACAGGCGATTTGATTCGACCGACTGACTATTCGCACATTGACATCATTCCGGCGAATGGCTATCTCATGAAAACCGACATGAATCTGCTGCTCAAGTCAGAGGATAACCAAGTCACAAGGATGCGTGAGGCGTTGGAGGAGGTATCTGACGCATACGACTATTGCATTTGTGATTGTGGTCGTTTGCTTGACATGGTAGTCATTAACATTCTGATTGCAGCAGAACTCGTCATCGCTCCGGTAAAGGTCGGAGGATATGAAATCGAGGCATTGCAGAACCTTGAGGAACAGATTGAGGATTTGAGAGACATCAATCCGAATTTGAGAATCAAGGCACTAATGACAATGAGACAGAAAAACAAGACCTCTCTTGAGGTGGAGGAATGGTTGAAAACAGAATCCGGATTTGACATGTTCGTCACACCGATTCGACGTTCAATCGTTGCAGAAAAATCAACAACGGCGATGATTCCACTCCCGAAATTTTCAAAGAGAGGAATTGTGTCTCAAGATTACAGATGTGTGGTGCATGAGTTACTCAAGGAAATGGAGGGGTAAATGTGGGAAAGAGGAAAATCACCTGCAACAACGTCTCCTGCAAATACCACATAAGCGGAGGCGGGTGCGATACCTGCATCACACTTGACAGTTCGGGAAAATGCAAGTCCTTTGAAAAAGGTTTTGCATATTATTTTCACATTGTATGGGATGCACTGGGAAACAAAAACTTTATTGACATGATAGAGGTGCAGAGAAATCCGGATTTGAGAATCGGAATGTATTATGTGATGGAATGTTACGAACTGGGATTTTCGGAAATGGAATGGGGAACATGCAGGATGCTCATGCTGAAGAACGGAGAAAACGGCGAACCGTTGAATTATGAGGGAATCACAGCGAGAGAGTTAAACATGGAAAAATTCAGAAAAC